ATGCAGAGAGGTTTATTCCATTGGATATTAGATTACATCAAGCTGAAGAAGAAAAAGAAGAAGTCCTAGAAGAAGCAGACTTAGAATTAATATAGTTTTATGGAAAATTATACAATAGAAGACATTCTAGAAGAGTGTCAGATTCTTGCTGCGCAAAATAAAAGTGCAGCTAAGAAGAGAGAGAGAATGTATCTTGACAGAAGAAACTATCTCATAGGCATATTGCATTATAAGTATGGTAAGAGCTCAACTTTTATTGCTGATATATTTGGAATGGATGGTTCATCTATTAGAATAGCAAAAAGACATGCTTATACACTACTTAGTTATAATGATATAACTTTTGCAGCTAATGCCTGTGAGTATATACAAAAGTTTCCATATGATTTTCCGTATACTGGTACCAAACAACATAGAAGTACTACTGTAGTAGTTTCACTAGATAGTGTTTTGTACAAGAAAGTAAAAGCATATGGTAATCTTGTTGGAGATGCTAAGATAGATACTACAATTAAGAACTTACTTAAAAAAGCAATTAAGCTATGGGAAGAATGAAAGAGATTTACATGCAGGTCATGCATGAGAATGATGGTCAGGTTCCAGAAGAGATGACCATTGCAGATATCATGAGAATGAAAGAATTAGAAATCTACAATTGGGAACAATATGAAAGAGAACAAGAGAAAATTAGACTATTCAGAATTAAACAGGAAAATCCAAGAGAGATTACAAAGGTGGCACAAGTTAGAGAGTTCTGGGAAGAAGAACTTGAAAAAGGTAAAATCAGAAGGATTGCAAAAGGTGAATAATGAAGAAGGGGATTAGTCACTTTATTAAATATACCTTGGTATGGATAAGCCAAAACTTATCCGTACCTTTTTGGATGGTAGGTCATGTACATCTTAGCATAAATGTATATGCTGATATTCATGAGATAATGATGTCCATGGGTATGAATATAATTGTGGCAATTGGATTTATTATTGACTATAGAGAAATAAGAAAGAATGAAAAATAGAAACTGGGTAGTAATACTACCAATATTATTTTATGTGTTAGCAGGCTTTGGCTATTTAAGATGTGTCTACAAGATGTGTACATGTAATTGGGAACCTGTTGGTAAAGCTGAGATAGTTTATACTGTAGGTACATTTACTGGTGCAGGTGTTATTATTGGATATCTTAGCATTGAAGATAAGTAAATCACAAAAAAGTGTCATTTTTAGTACATTTAACCGGTTAAGATCCGATTATGTAGGCTAAAACCACCATAAATTGTGATTTTTTCACAAAAAGATGAATTAAGACATCATTAGAAAGGATAAGGGGTAAAAATTACCACATATGCTGAACATAAATGTAAACTTATAAGCTTATAAAACAACTAAAAATTTGAACCTATGAACTTAAACAGAGAGAAACGTAGAGAAGAAATGGCTGGTATTGGTACTGCCGTTCTCTTAAGCTTTATAATTATATGTATTATAGTAGCTACTATTCAAGTAATCTTTAATATTTTATAAGATGAAAGACTATCCAAAGTGGGTAAACAATCTTGTTTACTTTTTAGCAGGTATTGGCTTTGGTCATATATTATTTAACTTTATATTCTAAGTTATGCCGGATATTACAATGTGTCCTGGTACTAATTGTCCAGTTAAAGACAAGTGTTACAGATTCACTGCTAAAGCAAATGAATGGGGTCAGTCATATTTTATGAGTGTTCCAGGTAAAACAGTAGATGACAAGTTTACTTGTGATAATTACTGGGGTGAAGGTGGTGAAGAAATATGGAGTAAATCAGAAAATAAAGATGGGAAAGATAATTCTTGAGTTTGACTCTATTGAAGAAAAAGAAGATGCAAGAGATGCATTAGACGGTCCTAGATGGAAATTGGCTGTCTGGGATCTTGACCAAAAATTACGTGAAATAACCAAGTATGGTTATGTTGACAAAAAAGAAGCTACTGATCAAGAAAGAGATTTAGCTGATAGACTTAGAAAGGAATTGAGAGGAATATTAGAAGACTATAATTTAAATCTAGAATAGTATGAGTGTAAACAAGAAAGACTACAAAGTAGTAGAAGTACAAGATGGTTATACAACAAAGTATACCGTAAAGAAAAGAATCTTTTGGTTATTCTGGAAGACCATTAAGAACAATGCAGGATTTGATATGCAGTATGACACAAAGAGAGCTGCACAATCTTACATTAACTTTCTAAAGTGATAATTTCTACATGTGTTAGGAAAGTACAGCAGATTAAGAGATTATGAGTGTTGTAGAAAAAGTCACTAGAAAGAGTATGATTATTAGACCAAGTGGAAGGAGCACTGATTACATTGCTCCTTCTTTTGGTCATGGCTGTTTGTATAACTGTACTTACTGTTATATGAAGAGACATAAACCGGAAGGATTATCTGTAGCTAAGAATACTATGGACATCCTGACAGAAATTAATTCTCATGCATTCTTTGCTGATGTAGAGAAGCCAAATCAGACTGGAGATTATATTACATATGATATCAGTTGCAATGAGGACTTTGCTCTACATGCTAAGTATCATGATTGGAGAACAATCTTTAAGTTTTTTAGAGATCATCCACTTGCTATGGGTTCATTTGCTACTAAGTATGTAAATAAAGACTTATTAACTTTTGGTCCTGAAGGTAAAATTAGAATTAGATTTAGTCTAATGCCTTATGAACTAATGGAACATCTTGAGCCTAATACAAGTAAACTTTATGAGAGACTTAGAGCTGTTTACGAATTTAGAAATGCTGGTTATGAAGTTCACTTAAACTTTAGTCCTGTTATTGTACATGATAACTGGTTACAGCATTATATGAGTTTGTTTAACACTGTAGACAGAATGGCCAAAACAGATGGCTGGGCTGATGATAGAGTTAAAGCTGAGGTAATCTTTTTAACTCATAATGAAGAAAAGCATTGGTATAACGTAGCAAATAAATTACCAGGTGAAGAGTTTCTTTGGACACCTAAGATACAAGAAGGTAAGATATCTCAGTATGGTGGTAAAAATGTAAGATATGAGCATAATAGAAAGGCAGACTACATAAAACAGTTTATTCAAATACATGATAGTATAATACCTTGGAATACCATCAGATACATCTTTTAATATGGAAAAGAAAATAATGGATGAAATGCTGGCACTGTCAGCACAGATTGCAAAAGAGCATTATGAATTGACAGATAATGTAGATAGAAACTTAAACTATCTGTGGTATATGTACCACAAGGGTAGTAAAGTTGGGACATTCCGTCCTTTTGTATATATGGCAGAGTTACAACTGCTAAAGAGAATGGGCTACATTAATGATACTGAGATAAAGAACATGATTGCAATGTTAGAATCTTCAGATGAAGAGAACCTGCACATGGTTACTCTATCAATTAAGAGCTTTAGAGATCTAAGAATTCTAGAACATGGTGAGTATAGTAAAGTGAATAAGGCATATACGAAGATTGCTAAAGATTATCCACATGAGATACTTAACCATGAAGTATTTATGAAAACAATGTCACCGGCAAATGGCTAATCTAATTAAAGAACATATTATTGCAGAGATAAGAGATGGTAATAAGAACATTCAGGATATGCTTCCAGAAACTATAGCAAAGTATGTAAAAATAAGATATAAGTGTTCTACATATATTGCCAAGACAATTGCAAAAGAATTAACAAATGACAGAAAATGAATTAACAGACTTAGGCTTTAATAAAGTAGAAGTCAATGACTTAGAGAGTCAAAATGGATATGATTATTATTACTATACTCTTGACATATTTAACAATCTTACTTTGATTTCAGTAGATAATGATAGAGTACAAGATGAAAATTGGTATGTATATAATCTAGATTGGCCTGATCAATTTAAACTTCAGACAGTAGATCAGGTTCAGCAGTTCCTTCATTCTGTAGGTCACTTTTCTTCAAGAGCTTAGCTTTTTCAGAGAGCATGGTGGATAGAATGAGTGTAGATGCAGATTCCCATGCATCATCAATTTCTTGAGATAGAAGATCAAATGACATGGTAGTCTTTAATACTTCTCCTGTACGGAGATGTATTTTACTACCAGCATCTGGATTTCTTGGGTTGACAAAAGATATTCTGGTTATATGAGCAACATTTAAGTGCTCAATATATGGGCCATGCTCATCTCGGAATTCTATTGGTAGAAACATTAGACTATTTGGTTACCTTCTATTTTGTAATTGCTAACTTGCACTAAGTTACCATTTCTTTTTAGAATAGCAAATCCATGATTCCATTCATTTATTTCTAAATATTCTGGAGTGAGTTCACATAAGCAACCAAGACTATAGCCACGGATAGTTGTAGAGTCTTCAGGACCATACACTCTCTGTGAGCTAGAACTTGTTTTGTGAAAGTGATTTACAAGACAATTTGTTTTTAATCTCATTAGAGCAGTGCGGGCTGGTACTACGCCACCTGCACCTGGGATTTTGTCCCCATGTTCTATTAAGAAGTCACCAAAGACAACTTTAGATCTAAATGGAATATACTGTACACCATATTCAGCTACATGTAGGAGTACATCTAGTCTGAATTCATCCATGTCTAATAGCTCAGATGCCTTAACTCTAAGGTATCTTTCAAATCTATTTTCATGGTTACCTGGAATAAAGTATATTGGAATACCAGGGAATCTGGATCTGCAGTAATCTAAGAATTGTTTACCTGCCTCAAGTTCTTGCTTGAAATGGACCATTCTTGGGTCTTTCTCATGAAAAGACATTTGATAAAAATCTAACATGTCACCGTTGATAAACAGGGACTCTATGTTTTGTTTCTCCATCTCATCAAATGCTGCTTCTATAGCATCATTATCTTGGTATGGTATATGAAGGTCACCAATAACTCCTACTGAGTTGCAACCTGATGGAAATATAAAAGTGTCACGCTT